ATGGATGGAGCTCTTTTCAATTAGAATACAGCGCACTTTTCAATTAGTATCTACACTTATGATATACATGATTATAATATTACGTTAGTTAATTGTTTGCCATTGCTCTTGATGCACCACTTGTCCTTTTCCGGTTGTTCTACCCTTAAATCCTCGACTTTCCCGAATGTCCTGATATTGCCACATAAGTCTATGACCCAGCCGTTCTTGCCGGGGCACGGACGAATGACACGTCCGACCATCTGATAATACAGTGAGAGTGACATGGTAGGTCTGCAAAGCACGACGGTGTCAAGTTCTGGATAGTCAAACCCTGTGGTAAGCACGCCGACATTGGCTACAACTTTTATTTTCCCGGCTTTGAATTCGGCAAGTATTCTCTCACGGTCAGATTTGGTGGTATCCGCGCTTACAACGGCGCTGTCAGGAATCTCCCGTGCAAGCATTTCAGCCTCGGCGGTGAACCGGGTGAAAACAAGCATGCCTTTACGTGCTCCCCCGACTTTGGGATGAAGCAATCGTTTCACTATGGAGATGAGATAGCCGTACAGATCCACACGCCGGAATTCATCAGACAGGCTTGCGTCGTCAAAATCAGCTCCGGAAGAGTTTCTCCTCACTTTGGTCAGGTCAATTCTCGTGACATCGTAATACTTCAACCGGGAAAGAAACCCTTTGGCAAGCAATTCGCTTACCTGGCAATAATACAGGACCTGGGAGAAGACACGCGGACGGGTACGGGTGAGAAACTTAAGCATACTTCCGTTCATGCAGGAATATAACCGGTATGGGGTGGCGGTAAGCCCTACAATCCTTCTTTCAGCCTGTTCGAAGAATCTCTTGTACATTCCATCGCTTGGCTTGACAAGATGGCATTCATCAATCAGAATGTTCTTGAAATGCTGGAAGTCCTTCATATGCCGGATGACACTGCCGATAGTGGCGAATGTGATACGGCTGATCTCTTTCCGGCCCACTGACGCGGAATATATGCTGCAATCCCAAATTCCGTATGTTTGCAGCTTCGCAAAGTTCTGTTCCAATATTTCTTTATTAGGCTGGAATACAATCAGAGGCTCCTCAAGCCTCGCTGCTATATCCGCTATGATGAGTGATTTGCCCGCACCTGTCGGAAGTACCAAAAGACCGTTCCTGCCTGACTTCATCTTAAAACACATTACAGCGGCATCACTGGCTTTTTTTTGATAATCTCGTAATTGATATTTCATAGTCTGATAACTCCTTTATGAACTTTTTCGTGGCAAGAGGCGCATAAGGTGACAAGGCAGTCCAGATGTTCGAGTTCATGACCGACTATGGACATTCCGTTCACCTTATAGCGCATATGATGTACTTCCAGCGGATAGAGGGCGTTACAATGCCGGCATTTGTGTCCGTCCCTGATACGTATTTCCCTTGCAACCTTCTCCCAATATGGATTCCGTGTCAGGGAGAGCGCATACGCCGACTTGCGTCCCTTCTTATGCCGTAGCCTGCTCATCAGTTTTCTTCTTCGTCAGAATCAACACATCCCAATGCATCGTTCAGATCATCTTCATTACCTAGCTCGTCGTCGCTGTCATCCGGAATCATGTCATGTTCGTTGTCAAAATCATCATCGTCAGGTTTCTCCACTGCCGGAAAATCCAGTCCGAACAGTTCCATCATGGCTGTGCGGTTTCTATCCTCCTGCGCCCACAGGGAAGATTTGTCGTAAGATGAAATCTTTTCAGCCTTGACCAGCAGAACACGGCCGTTTATTACCGAATAGAAAAGGTAGTAGCCGTTCAGGGCTATACGGAATGTCTTGGTTGGCGGCAGCTTCTTTTCCTTTGTGCCTTCCGTCACCTTGGCGGCATAATCCTTGATCTGTCTGCTAACCGAATTAAGAGCCTCCTCAGCGTCCGCCTTCAGTCGTTTGGCCTCTTCCTTTGCACTCAGCAGTTCTGCCTCGGCACTGGGCAGCTCTTTCTCTACGAGCTCACAATACTTCTTTCTGATCTCGTCTTTTTCAAAATTATCCATATATCTCATTGCCAGTTCATTCTCCGGGAACATGACATTGAAATGCTCGTTGACAGCCTTGATGATCTCCTTCTCGTTTTCAGCATTTCCGAATGTCAGTTCAAGAGGGAATGTGTCTTTTACAACTTCCGGCAGGACAAACTGCAGTTCCTCCGGTTCATAATCGTTTGTAATCATAATTATATTTTAATTTGTTATTATTAATATCTGCCTTCATACTCGGCTACAAAGGCGGAATAGTACTTATCGGTAGGCAAGGGGAGTATGATGCCAAAATCATTGTTGACATCAGCCTTCACGCTTTCCATGAAGTTTGTCATTTCCAAGGTATTCAGCTTGCTTGTGCCACGGGATATGGTTTCGGTCTTTCCACCTATGGTCACCTGTTTGCTCAGAAATTTCTTGCAGTAGAGATCATGTATGTCCTGCACACCGTCAGCGGTGCTCCAATATTCCTCTCCTGTGTATTCCCTGAAACAGGCCCCGATACATCGGAACCATTGCCACATGAGGGCATTCTGGTTGAGGGTACGGGGCTTGGTCTTGCGTTTGATGGTGAGGGTATATTCCCCATTTCTCAGCAGGCTTAGCATGAACTCAAACGGTTTGTCAAGAGTTGCTTTACCGTCTTTCTTTATAATAGTGGCTTCCATCAGCAGGGCAACTCATCATCGGAACTGGCATGTTGTGTCTGCTGCTTGACAGTTACCATCTCCATGCTTTCTGCAAATATCTCAACGACAGTATGCCTGACACCGTTCTTGTCTTCAAACGACCGGCTTCTGATTTCGCCTTCGACATATACCTTATCCCCTTTATGAAGATACTTCTTGGCTGTTTCGGCAATACCACGCCATACTACGATATTATGCCATTCGGTACGTTCGGGAATTTGTGTGCCATTTGGCAAAGTTTGTGCGCGCTTGGTCGTGGCAAGAGAGAACTGGCCGACGGCGACACCGCCCTCAAGATATCTGACATCGGGATCCTTTCCGAGATGTCCTAACAGGATTGCTTTATTCACACTCATTTTCTTTCTCCTTTCTTATGGTTATACGAATAGATGCTTTCTTTTCGACAGATTTCAGATACTTTGAATACAAATCCGGATAGTCAGTCTGGAATGCCTTGGTGTCGAATGACTTGCCTGTTGTGGCAGGAGTGACGGAAGCACGCAGTCGTCCGGCATCCCATACATTCACCCCATTCTCTATCATGGCGTTTTTCAGTCCTTCCTTCATCTGTTCGCTCTGTTCCTTGGCAAAATCCAGCTCTTCCTGGATATCAATAAGCATCTGTACAGCCGCCGCAGTCATCAACTGCAGGTTTCCGGCAGGTGCTATTTCTGTGGAAAGGTATTTCTCACCCTTCACTTCGCATTCCATGAGGTGCATTACTTCTTCATCAGACCTGCGCTCAACAGGAATAAGCTCGGACTTGTCTCCACGGAGCCAGACCCCGTACAGGTTTCTGACTTTCAGTCCGGGATTCTGCCTCTCAAAGAGGTATGCGTATATGGACAACTGCCAGCTAAGGGATTCTTTGTCTATCCGGTAAGTGGTCTTGATATCCGCCAGGCTGATCTCACCTTCCTTTTCCCATACACAGTCGATGTTGGATGCGAAGTACTCCTCATCGGATACTGTGTATTCGTTGGCCAGCGCGTCATATCCGGCATTCATGCGCTCACGTAAATAGTTCTCCGCCTCGATGCTTTCAGGCTCGAATCCTGTCGAGTCTACAAATTCGCATTGTGAATGGATACGGCTGCCCTTGTCGGCCGCACGCCTCATCACATGGTCGGGAACGCCTTTGTACTTGTCGGGAAACAACTGCCGGCTGATCATACCGGTAATTCCCCGGAGCTGTTTCTCTCCAAGAAAATAGGTGTGGTTCTCTTCATTGAAAACCACAGGGGACTTTACTAATTTTATCATTTCTTTTCAGGATATTTTTTGCCCATTTCAATACAGGCGTTACGAAACTCGTTATTGTTCTGCATGACTGTGTATCTTTTCCAGACAGACAGGACCTGCGCCCGTGACTTGCAGGCATTCATCTCATCAACTGCCTGTTTCAGTTGCGCACCGGTAAAAGCGGCAGGAGTCTGTGCCGGATTTTTAGGCACGGTTCTGGCAGGTGCCTGTTCTTTCACTTTCTCTTTCACTTCACTGAAAACATATCTTACGTCACCTCTGCCGTCAACAATCACCAGTTTGGAGATTTCACGCTGCTGGTTGTATTCAATCGACTGTACGTTGAACTTGGCATTTGTTCCAAAACTCTTGGAGCCATTGTAGCCGGTTTTTTCATATACTTCCGAGGAATCCAACGTTATCCAGATGAAGGGAGCCGTGTAAAGCTCACGACCGATTCCCCAGTTGAAAGCGGCGCGTTTGAAGGCATCGGACGCCTGTCCTTTCTCCTTCTCGGTATTGGACTCCGTACCCACATCCTGTTTGTTTACCCATACGCCTTTATCAGCGTCCCAGACAGATATCGTGCAGAACAGGTTTCCGTTTATCAGTTCGTGGCTACGCTGCCAGTTGTTTGGACCATAGACCTCATCCAGCATACGCATATCAACACGGGCATCTTTATAGAGCAGGAGGGAACAGCCGTTCTGCTTCATCGTGCCGACTCTGCATTCAATCTCGGAAGCCAATAATGTTCTGATTTGACTTCCTTGTGCTTTTTCTTCTTTTTTAGCAGCCATAATTTAATTTTATTGGTTTGACTTTTAGTTGTTTATATCTATAAAGTTATCTTTTATTGACAAGTTTGGCAAACAGAATCTTCGCCATTTTATCGCCATTTTCCCAAAGAATTAGGAGAATGGAAAAGCCAAAGAATACAATTTTACTCTCCAGCTTCCCGTTCCTGATGATGAACTTGGATAGCAACCCCGAAGAGGGATTCTTTGGGGTATATAATACAATCAGCCAATATGCTGATACAATTTATAATTCTAATAGCATGTTTGTAAACCGGTAAAAAGGTGCACTATCTTCACAGACCATGCACCGAAATCACAAACATAAAATAAATGCGACAAAACTACTAGTCAGGCCTTCACAGGTTCATGGTGGAGAAACCCGGATTCGAACCGGGATGAGTTGCCAGGTCCGCCACATCCAAGGTTGGCCGTCCTGTCATCTAATGGTGCGTCTGCCTATTCCGCCATTTCTCCGTTTTGCCACCGTACCGCTGTACGGTGGACTTTTCTCATCTTAATCTATTATTATGAAAAATACAATTATCCTCACGGACGTCACGCATGAGGGTATCGAACCCTCCCCGACGAAGATCAGTCTTCCGAACTCTTGGGAAACCCGGTTGTTTTATGCGTGTTATAGCCACCCCATCCCGTGAGGTGGCCCACATTAAGTTTCATTTATGTGATTCGAAATTCACCCTCACGGGCTTTGTTCCCGGATAGTCGGTCATGACACACCGGGATAAATGAAGATATAGAATATAACATATAAAAGAGGGCTTCCACCTCACGCTGTCCTTTCCAGCGGCTTTGGGTTAAATTATTATCCAACAAATTGTTCTCTGCTTCACTGCCTTGAAGTCTCTAACATGGCTACGTTTATACGGGTAGGTACGGCTCCCGCTCTTCAGGTAAAAATATGCAATTGCATCGTGGACGATACGGGACTTGAACCCGCGACCCTCAGCTTGGGAAGCTGAGGGTCGCGGGTTCGAGTCCCGTTTGCCGCTCTATTGAAAATCAAGTAGTTAGATTTATTCTAACTACTTTTTTTATTTGTTAATTGATTATTCGTGTTGTTATTGGTGGTTATTGTGGGCTATTTCTTATATTTGCGGTGCAAATCAGGTGCAAATTTAAGCGGTTTGCACCGTAAATAAATGACTATGGCTACCGTTAATTTCTATCTTGACACAAGAAGGGCAAAGGCTAACAATAAATACCCTATTAAGTTACGTATCCAGCATGAAAGCAAATTATTGCTTTCTACGGGGTTTGATTCTGCCATTGAAGCATGGGATGGAAGTTGCTATAATAAGAAAGAACCAAATTATAAATATAAAAATGCAGCATTGCGCAATATCTTTGCCGCTGTAGAGAATGAACTTCTTGTCATGCATTCTATGGGAAAGCTTAAAGTGATAACCGATAAGATGCTGAAATCTCACTTGGAAGAAATTATTAGCGGCAGGAAAAAGAGTGAAAAGTCATTCATTGATTATTTGGATGAATTTGTTTCATTGAAGAATAATGCCGGCACAAAGATTGTTTATGAAACTACCCGAAACAAACTGCTGGCTTTTGACCCTAATTGTACATTCGATACTATGGACAGAAAATGGCTTGTGTCATTCGAGAATTGGATGAGTGGAAGCGGAATGAAGATAAATGCCTATGCTATTCATATTCGGAATATTCGTGCTGTTTTCAACTATGCCATTGATGAAGAGATAACCACATTATATCCATTTAGGAAATTCAAGATAAAGAAAGAAGAAACCCGAAAGCGTTCTCTCACCATCGAGCAGATTAGAGTACTGAAAGCCTATCCATGCGAGGAATTTGAGGAGAGATACAGGGACTTATTTATGCTGTCGTTTTATTTGATCGGCATAAATATAGGGGATATGCTTCTGCTGAAAGAGGAGAACATAGTCAACGGGCGGATTGAATATCATCGTCGAAAAACTGGAAAATTGTATTCAGTGAAGATAGAACCGGAAGCGCAGGGTATAATTGATCGATATAAGGGAAGGCAATATCTCTTGAATGTTTTGGACGAGTATTCTAATTACAAAGATTTTATCAGTCGGATAAACAAGGCACTGAAGAATATAGGGCCATTCGAGCGTAAAGGGCTGGGAGGAAAGAAGGTTCGCCAACCGTTATTTCCGGATCTGTCCACATATTGGGCCCGCCATTCATGGGCTACATTGGCTGCGGAACTTGATATACCTAAAGAAACTATATCTGCCGGTTTAGGACATGAGATTGGTTCTGATGTTACTAGTATCTATATCAAATTCGATCAGAAGAAGGTGGACGATGCCAATAGGAGAGTGATTGACTATGTGTTTGGAAAAGAAAAAGCCGGGAAATGATGCCCGGCTTATATTGTTGGTTTAGAACCGCCACTTATTTTGGTTATAGCGTCATGCTCTGTGTTTTTTCTTTGTTTCTCATCCTCGTCTTTGAGATACTTGTTCCTTATATCTTTGATGTCGTTTGTCATTCCCCATACTTTGAAGAAGAGAATAATTTGTAATACTCCGAATATTAGGAGTATGATTTAGGTGTAGTTGTAACAAGCAGTGCATAAAAATAAATATGCACTGCTTGTTTGATTAAAGTTTTTCGTTTTTTAATAATTCTGGATGGTCATATGTGTAATATACCTTGAAAATAAAAGTATATTCATTAATAACATCTCTAATCTGGATGGGCAGCATTAATCTGATTTCGCCAGCTTCTTTTCCTATATATTTTTCAGGGAGCATGGAATGCTTTTTCCATCCATTTCCGATTGTGCTATAACCTATTTTTATACCATCGTCATAATAAACATTAGATGTCGGGGTTGCTAAATCTTCAATTTTGGCACCTTTTATGATTGTGGTAGCTGGTTGGTCTCCTTCTCGTTCGGAGAATTTTGTTCCAACATGCATAATTTTTGAGGATAAACCATCTAATCCTACAAATGCTGCTTCATTCCAAATGATTTTAAGAGAATGATCGGATACATTTTTTAGCATAAAGTTAAATTGCTCTGAAGTACCAAAAATTACAATGTCTATTATGCTGTCGTTATATGAATATTTATCAATCCCATTGTCTTGTATGATTTTTGTGTTACCATATCGATTTGTTGCTTTTTCTGGCTTTTCAACTTTCAATAAAGCTGTCTTATAGCTTCCTTTGAGTGCCTTTTGAAAAGGCGTAGTTTTAACCATTGAATACGGACATTCTATAATTTCCCCAGTTCGTTTATTTTTAACTTTTACATTTATTTCTGCTGTCGCATAATCTTTACCAACTCCCTTTCCTATAAATAGATCAATAATTTCATATTGATCTTTGACCATATCGTGTTGTATTATTTTTCCCATATGAAGTTGTTTGTATTCCTCAAAAGGTTCAGTGAAAACAATGGGCATATACGAAATGAGTGGCCATTGTTTAACTCCACTCCATATACTAACTTTTACGGAAACTTCTTCATACCCTTTAAATTTAATTTTTCTTTTAGACCCGTTTTCGATAGCAATGATAGAAATTTCTTTATTAGGCTTGTCGTTAAGAGTTATATTTTTAACTGTGACTTTTGATATAGTGTAAGTCTTGCCAATGTAAGATTCATTAAATTTAAATCCAGATTTATCCCATGTTTCTAATTGCCCATATGCGGGGCGCACCGTAAAGCATTTTCCTACATATTGTTGGTATTCTTCTTCTGTCTTTTGTTGATTAAAGCCAAAGTTGGTACTAGTGTTAAAGGCGAAGGATGTAATATGGCTTACTAGTAGTCCAAGCAAAAATAAAATCTTCTTCATAATCTTAATATATTTAGTTTCTAAAATCTCTTTACAGCTCCCAATACTTGAAATATAGTTCTAATCATTCTTGCTGGAAGTTGTTGTGGGGAATACTCTGGTGATTTATTGGATGGGATGAGCGTATATGAATCGTCAGTTTTCCCAGCTCCCAATCTTTTTATAGTGCGCATATCGTTTGTTGTAACGATGGCATACACTTCTCCAAGTGGAAGAAATGATTTATCTTCTATTTTCTTTAATGCTATTATATCTCCGTGATTGATTTCCGGTTCCATAGAATGACCTGTAACATTGCACCAGCAATCCGCATTATTGTATTTTTGAAAATCTATCATATATTCCGGATTTATAGTTTGGTCGTTTAGAATCAGGTCAAAACCACCTATAAAATCTACATTATAATAGGGAACGCCTGTTGTATAGTTGATTTTAGGTTGTTCAGTACCATATTCCAAAATTGGCTCCATTACAATATTCTCGTTATTTTCTTTACGAGACAACATCTCTCCTTCACCAGTAAGAAGCCAGTTTGCATTTACATCTGGGAATTTTGATAAAATTTTGTTGAGTACATTTTTACCAGCACCACGAGATACCCAATTACTTATTGTTTGTGGGCTTTCTTCCATTTTTCTTGCAAAATCAGCTTTTGATTCGCAGAAATGAGAAATAATATCAGAAATTCTTTCACCTTCTGTTTTCATATAAACAATTTTGTGTATATTTGTGTCGGAATCAAGTTGCGGATGATTTCAACTAATTTGTTTAACTATTCCCGTAAGGGACTATATAGGCGACTTAACTTCAAACCGCAACTTTGGAGTTGGTCGCTTTACTTTTATAGTTATGGTAATAATCAATCCTTTTCTATTTGAATCAATGAGAATGCAAATAGAAGAGTCATCTCATACGCCAAACAAAACAATCTGTAAGGATCCATTTAAAGAATCAAACAGGCTTGTTGATAATGCAAAAGAATCATACTTCAAGATCTTGAAGGAAGAGAAGCGCGCTATCAGAGAAAGTGCCAATCCTTCCGAGTTTAATCTTTAGTTTCCTTGTGAATGCATCGTCAAACAGTGTATATCCATATCGTGTTTTAAGTTCTTTCAACTGATTAATAACATAATCTATATCTTCCTTATCTTTAGTCTTTTCAGTGGTCTCAAGCATCATGTAAATAGATTGCCTTATATCTGCTATATTTTTTAATTTCATAGCCATGTGTAGCAGGCGTATCTCTATATACATCATAGTTTTTGCTGTATGAATTACATGATGGTCACTTATGTCCTGTAATTTTTCTTCTATTTCATTTTTAAGGTCGTTTTTTAACCCAAAAATGTTATATCCAACCATTACGGCTAATGCTCCTACAACGAAAGAAAGAAAAGCAATCATAGAATCGAATAGAGTCCATGTTACAGGCTCGTATTTGCATAGCCATAGCAATATTGCAATGACACTTAATCCCAGTGCTATCCGCGCTATCCAATTTCTATTTCTGTCTTCTTTCTTCATATTATAATAAGGTATAATCTGCTTTAATAGTTAAATAGTGTTTATATACACATATTTGTTTATATGCTATTTGTAGTATACACAAAAACGTGTATCTTTGCATTATCAAATTAAACTGATACAAAGAAACGAAGATTAATTCAGATTTCAAATAGTATAAACATATTAAAATACACGATTATGAGAACAAGAGAATTTTTACACGAAGTAATGAGCCTTGCTTGGCAGTTCGTTAAGCGTAATGGCTACACCATGAGCGAAGCAATGAAGGTCGCTTGGGCTAATTTGAAACTGAAAGGTGAGATGAAGAAGAAGATAGTGAAGTTCTACTTCAAAAAAGTGGACGGTTCTGTTCGTGAGGCATACGGTACACTAAATGAAAAGCTGATGCCTGCCATCACTGGTACTGACAATAGAAAGAAGAATGATACCGTCCAGACTTACTATGATACTGAACGCCAAGAATTCAGATGCTTCAAAAAAGCTAATCTGATGTCAATCGCATAAAAGATATGGATATGAATGCTTACACGATTAACCAGCAGTTGGATAGCCTTTATAAAGATTTAGAGGCAGCTCACAACAACGATGAAAGGACTGTTTGCCTGATGTTCAATGCTGATAGCAAGAAAGAAGTTATCCAGTTGATAACGGATGAGATAGACAGTTTGGAAGATGCCTTAAAAGGTTTTGAAACTTGTGAAGATGATGGCATGGATTACGATGCTCTATGCCGGGTACAAGGTATCAGCCGATACGCATAATACACGATTATGCAACGCACGACAGCCCTACGGACGGATTGAACGGCAACCGATAGCGAGAATCGGGTAGGGTACTATTGATTAGTTCTTTGAAATTCTGTAAAAGCAATTACGGTGTAATTCATAAGCCGTTTTTGCCAACCAAAGATAACGAACGCACATAAGCAAGTTGGGGCTTGTGAGCTGTGCAATGTTTAACAATTAATAGAAAACACCGCAAAGAATCGTCTTTGAGCAGTGAGCATACGGGTTAGGCGTCCGTACTGTTTTCGACAATATAGCCTGTACTGAACTGAAATAAGGTTCTGCTATTCGATTAGGGTACAGGTACTTATTTAAATTTATACGATTATGAAAACAATCCAATTCATTTTATCTATATTGGTTAGTATATGTGCTGCCGGTATGCTTTACGGGGCTATCACTACTTACAGTCCTATGAAAATATTCTCTATCACTATAATGAGTGTTATATGTGTAGGGTGTGTGTCGCTCATGAGAATAACTTATAGAGAACTTAAAACAGACCGCTAAAAGGTAGTCCTATAATCCGGCACAAGGCGCATGGGGATGAGTGCACAATCACCTTGTAAACCAGCTGGGCGGTAATTTATGAAGTAGCATTGTTGGAATGCGTGTAAGCGATTAATTGTTGGTATTAACTTATATTCTAATTTATATATTCATTTAGCTTACAAGAAGTAGGTTCGACTCCTACCTTTTTAACGACATTTTAAATTTATACGATTATGACAGTGGAAGAATTAAGAGGCATGACGCATGAAGATTTAGTAAGGCGTGTGCAGGAACTGGAAGAGGCTAACGAGAAATTAGCTGAAGAGAAAAATACATGGTATAAATCTTGGAGTGATTTGAACCGGAAGTTTGATCATTTCAAGAACGCGGTTAAAAGCATTGTTATGATAATAGATTAGATATTCGTGTTTTATATTGTGTTTGTACTGGGTGTGCCGTCCGTGAGGATAGTGCACCTTTTTTAATCGGATGGTTAGCTTATCGGTTAGAGCTTCGTGTTGCGCAAACAATTGGCACGATTGAGAGGGGTTCGATTCCCTTACCATCCACGAATCATTAATTAAATTTTACTTTTATGGCAAAAGAACTGAAAGAAAGAACAGAAATCAAGAAAAAGCTGAAAAAGAAGAATGACAGAATCAGCTTTGACTTTAGCGACAAGCTTGCCGGACAGCTTCGCAGGTGTACCGCTGATCTTAACAGGCTGGCAAGGATTGACCGGATAATAGACAAGGAGCAAACTTTGTATTCGGTGGACACTAACAGGGAAGCCGGATATATTGAGGTTATCCGCAATTATTAATCAGCTGACTTGCACGATTATGAAGAGAGTTTTTAATGAACTTACACCTGAATGCGAGATTACGGCACGAATGTATGCACAAGGGTATGAGAAGAAGGAAATAGCCGATTTGAAATGCAGGGCTGTGAGCACGATAAACAACCAGTTGCAGAAGGCTTTTGAGATTCTTCATGTAAGAAATGGAAGAGAACTGGCGACCATGCTATATGAGCGTCTGGCTGGCATGAAATTCACTATGGATTTCCCACCAATAGCCCGTTCTGTTATCGCCTGTTGTTTATTATGTGTGTTTTCAATTACGTTTTATCAGGATTTCCATTCGGATATGCGTAGGGCAAGACGGATTAGAGAAGAGAAAATAGAATTTCTGAAAGATATGATATGAAAAGAGGAAAGGTTGAATCCGTACAGAAACTTTGGCTTAATAAGGATGAAGCGATGGCTTATTTGGGGTGTAGCGTTGATTACCTTGATAAACTTAGGAATAACGCCCAGGTTTCATTTGCCAAAGATGGAAAAATGATTTGGTACAATTTGGAGTCGATCAACAGATTTTTGAATAGAATGAAAGTAATATAAACCCTTTAAATTTTACGATTATGAGTCTTATTAAAAAATCAAATGAATTAGTAATTCCTACCACTGTAAAGATGATGATTTACGGTCAGGCTGGTATGGGAAAATCAACAGTGGCATTGAGCGCACCGAAACCGTTATTATTGGATTTCGATAATGGCGTTAAGCGTATGAATATGGCGCATTTGGAAAACATAGATACTGTACAGGTCACTTCATGGAGTGATGTTCAACAGGTCTTGCAGGAGGATTTGTCTGCCTATCAGACAATCGTGGTAGATACCATTGGCAAGATGATGGATTTCATCATTACTTATAAATGTGGCAGCCGCCAACCGTCTATCAAGGATTGGAGCGGTATCAATGCGGAGTTTTCATGGATGACACGAACACTTTCGGGGCTTAACAAGCACATCATTTTCGTTGCCCATCGCGACACAAGAAAAGAAGGTGATGATACGGTGTTTATCCCTGCCTTGCGTGAAAAATCCTACAACTCTATCGTTACTGAACTGGATTTGCTCGGTTATCTTGAAATGAAAAGCGAAAGAGGCGTCCAAAGACGTACTATTACTTTTGACCCAACTTCAAGAAATGACGGTAAGAATACTTGCAATCTTCCTTCAGTGATGGAAGTTCCTACCATCCTTGACAAGAATGGTAATCCAACCGCAAAGAACGACTTTATCACCGCCAAGATAATCAATTCGTATTTGGGTATGCTTGCTGCCAAGAAAGAGGCACAGGAAAAGTATGATAAAGTTATTGAAGAGATAAAAGAACAGATCGAACTTATTACGGATGCGGAATCTGCCAATAATTTTATCGCGCAAATAGATAACTTTGAGCACGTTGGTTCTTCAAAGCAAATGGCGGCAAAGTTGGTAGCTAACAAAGCGAAGTCTTTGAATCTGAAACTTAATTCAGAAAAAAAATATGAACCAGCAGCCTAAATATCGTATTTACGCAACGCTTCTTGATGCCTTTGGGGCATATCTGAATAGTGATGTGATTTGGGATAAGTACTGGGGGTGGTCAGAAAATCCACCCCATACTCCCGAAGAATTTCACGAACAACAGTTTCAAGAACTGATAGACCGGATTAACCGCAAGCCATTCGACAGCGAAGCGGCAGACAAGGGAACAGCCTTTAATGAGGTTATTGACTGTATGGTTGAAAATCGGAAATCCGAAACCGTGCAGGTTGAAAAGATATATAAGGTAATACGCGAAGGAGCTTGTGACGAAACAGGTAAACCTTTGTATTACGATGAGGTTCAGACCAACGAGGTTATAGGTTTGAAAGCTACCTATAATAATCGTGTTTTTACTTTCCCAATCTCACTTTGCCGAGAGTTTTCCGGTTACTTCAAAGGAGCATTAACCCAACAAAGAGTAGAAGCGATTCTTCCAACCGCATACGGCAATGTTTTGGTTTATGGTTTGATTGACGAACTGATGCCTACCAGTATTCACGACATCAAAACAACCGGTAGTTATACCGTGGGAAAGTTCAAAGATCACCACCAGCATTTAGTATATCCATACGCTTTAATGAAGAACGGTTCTGATGTACGGACATTTGAGTATAACATTGTGGAGTTCAACAAAGGCGGTTATGTGGTAGATACCTATACAGAAACATACGTTTTCAATCCTGAACGTGATATACCAATCCTCACTAACCATTGTGAGGAGTTTATCCGGTTCTTGGAAGAAAACAGAGAACTTATAACCGATAAAAAGATTTTTGGAGGAGAAAATTAATGGCAAACCAAATAACCGGACGGATAATCGAAATTGGACAAACCGTTCAAATACCATCCAAAAACGGTGGTTCCTCATTTACAAAACGGGAGTTTATTTTAGATGCTACTACTTACGACCCTTATACGGGAGAGCGTAGCGAGTATGAGAATGTTATTCCCTTAGAGTTTTCAGGCGATAAGTGTGCAGAACTTGACCGCTTTAATCAGGGTGATGTTGTTACTGTATCGTTTGTCTTACAAGGGCGTTCTTGGACGAATCAGGACGGAGAACTCAAACGTATGGCATCTATCCGGTGCTACAAAATAGATGCGCGTGGTGGTGTATCGCAATCCCAACAAACAACATCGGTACAACAGCCAGCGCCACAGTCGACCTATCAGCAACAGCCACAGAATTTCCCGCCTCCGGTTGATGTTAATGGCAATGTAAAGGACGATTTGCCTTTTTAGCGTATGTTGTTCGACTTGAAGAATGATATGGAAGAGATTTGGAAAACAGTAAAAGGGTATAATGGATATTATCAAGTTTCTAATACAGGTAAAGTTCGGAATCCTAATAAGGTGCTTACTCCAAATGTTGGAGTAAAGAACGGATATGTTTATGTTACTTTGAGAAAAGATAAAAGACTGTTACATCGAATTGTTGCAGAAACTTTTATCCCCAATCCATTTAATAAACCAGAGGTAGACCACATTAATGGAATTAGAACGGATAATAATGTTTGTAATTTAAGGTGGGTAACTCGCACGGAAAACAATAATAATCCTATTACTAAAAGCCGTTTTAGTAAATCTGCTAAAGGTAAAGTTATCAATGCAGAAACTAAAAAACGAATGTCAATGAGCCGAAAAGGGGAAAAACATCCAATGTATAATAAAAAGCATTCAAGTTTTTCTAAAAGAAAGATGTCTATAACTCATTCAATTCCAGTTGTGCAATTTGGATTACAAATGAATTATATAGCTGAATTTGAAAGTGCAAAAGTGGCTTCTCTTGAAACACAAGTTGCTGCATCAAGTATCAATGCTTGTACGCTCGGCAAAAGGAAAACGGCTGGTGGCTATATTTGGAAAAAGAAAAATGATATTTAATTTATCAAATCATTATGAAATACCCAAGTTCAAGGAGTATGTAAACAAGCTATTTAGTGAACGTGCGGTGGTGGAAGTGAAAAAGAAACTACCTAACCGCACGCTTGCCCAAAACAGCTACTTGCATCTTCTTTTAGGGTATTTCGGTGGTGAGTACGGTTGCAGTCTCGACGAAGCAAAAATTGACTTCTATAAGAGGACTTGCAACCGTGATTTGTTTGAACGTAAGATGGTCAACAAGAAAGGCAATGAAGTAACCTATTTGCGCAGTTCTGCCGAGCTGACAACAGGTGAAATGACTTTGAGTATTGACCGTTTCCGAAATTGGAGTGCCTCAGTGGCAGGTATCTATCTGCCGGCTGCAAATGAACATCAAATGCTGATATACGCCCAGCAGGAAATACAAAGAAATCAAGAATTTATTTAGTTATGATAGAAACAAGAAAAACAGAAAAACGGTACGTGACATCCGACCCAAAGAAGATGCTCAATATGTACCTTGCAAAGCGTGTTCTCAAAACATGGGAGGAATCTTTCATAGATGAAGATACCGGCGAAACGGTAAACATTGAACGTAATGAAGTCCTTTTTGATCGTGGTTCTCTGATAGACCAAGACCTATTGGCAAAAATTCGTTTCAGTATGGAAGCGGATGGCATCAAAGAAGTGGAAGTCAGTAGTCAGAAGCGTTTAGCTTTTGAGAACGAAAACAAGTTCTTATATCCCTATCTTGCACAGGCACAGATAGGTGACAAGAAGTACAAATTCCTGCTTTATGCTACCGGCCTGGAGAATGTCTGCCTTATTTTGAGAGACTACATTGAACTTAATTATCAATCGGGATTCACCTTAACGATGGCAAAGGAGTTTGATTCGTGCGTGATTCTTACTGATAATCTGAAAGAGCGTAAAGTCGATGATGCTTCGATTGCTTATCTTAAAAATGAAATCACAATGGCAGAGTACGTTGACAAGATGGACGATGAGACCGAGGATAGTGACGAAGAATCTAAACCGGATGAAAAGAAGTTCTATCAGATTGAAACGAAAATCACATTTGACGAAGAGCAACGTACTCAAACATTCGTAGTGAATACTTTTAATGTTGATAGGGCGATGATGCTTATTACCCACTACCTCAAAAATAAAGAGGAAGAATGTGAGAAGCAAGCCAAAGAAAAGGGACATGAGTTCAACAAAAGAGAAATCCATGCAGCCATTGAATCTGCCAAACCTATCCCGGTTGGGCGGTTTATTCCGAAAGAGTTTTCAATGGCTTATATGGAATAACTTTGTTAACCAGCCTGCTCGGTCTGTGAAGATATAGCTGGAAAACCCATAAAAATACAATCATGAATATAGTAAAAAGTAAAAGTTTTAAAAATGGTACAGTTTACTGCTTGCGGCTTGAAGATGGTATGCTGGTAGAAACAACTGATACCTTTCTTCCATATTACACAAAAGATGCGATAGGAAGAAAACAGAATTTCCTTGATAACAACAATCTCGGAAGTCGCGCTGAAAGATGGATGATTGGAGTTTCAACCATGAGCGGTTGTCCTGTACGTTGTAAGTTCTGTGCCACTGGTAATATGAAGAAATACCGCAATCTTACAGCAGATGAGATTGTAGAACAAGTATTGTTTGCTATAAGAAGCGCAGGTTACAACCCGAATGATTCCAAAGAATTTAAGATTAACTACACTCGTATGGGTGAGCCTTTCTTAAATATAGAAGCCGTAAAAAAAGCAATTGAACGTATTACGGAAATATTCCCAAATACTCACCATTACATTTCAACGATTGGCATTAAAGATAGCGACTTCTCTTTTGTGAAAGGCAATGTGACACTACAGATTAGCTTACACAGTTTTGACGAAGAAAAGAGAGGCTGGCTTATTCCTTATCCGAAGAAAATGTCTATTGATGAACTTGGGCAAATAAGAACAGAAAGTAATCTGAAAACAACTATCAACTTAACATTGGTGGATGAATCTGATTTTGATGCGGATAAGCTGGAGAAACATTTTGATAAGGAACACTTTTTTGTGAAGTTGTCTCCAATCAATACAAATAACATATCAGAGAAAAACAACCTTGGTAATGGAATTATCGAGGGAGTGAATTTAGTATAAACAATTTAATTTACAGAATCATGAAAGAGATTAAAAAACAACTTGAAAAGATGGGCTACGATTATGCAGTAGCCATTGCAACAAAGTCAGAAATTGAAAACGGTGCCGCTTGCGGTCAGCTTTCAATTATCGTTGAAGGCGAGACTGAAGAATAAGTAACAGTTAGGTGGTATGGCGGAATTGGTAGACGCTAAAGTTTAATATCTCATAGATAGGTTGTCGGTAACGGGGGGGGTAATATAAGCAGTAGCCCGATGTAAAAACATATAAAGGCAGGTATAGGTGGCGAGATTCCACTCATTGTAAAAACTAAAAAGCTCCTATCATGCAGGTTCAAGTCCTGTTACCACCACATAGGGATAAAATGGTCATAGGGTGCTAAGACTAAATGAATGGAACTTTCAAGTGTACATAGAAATGGAAATCATCAAGACCGTAGTTGTAAGTAACAGGTTGAGTAGTTTAAAGATCGTAGGATAACCAATCTACGGATGAAAGCGAGAAAGCAGACGATACTTGTGCGGGTTCGACTCCCGCTTATCCCTCATAAATGTGAGCCACACATAAATGGCAAGGGTTAGTGAATAATGGTTGTTTTGCCCCGGAGAATACGCTTCGGGGCTTTTAATTGGCTAAATTATGAAGACATACGCAGATACTTTTAAAGATAAAATAATAGGTCTGTCAGAAGAAGAATTGCAAAACCTAAGAGATTCTTCCTTTGATAAGATAGAGGCCTATAGAGAAAGGCTTGCTATAGTGAGCAACGATAAAAAAGTTCATGATTTAAACGTTTCTATTCGTCGGAAGGAGATAGAAATAAGAGAGATAAATAAATTGTTGAAACAATGCCATACTACATAAAACGAACAAAGGCTAAGAAAAAAGAAAAACCTCTGCCACTGTTTGATAAAGCGGGGGTAACAGTGAAAAAGAAGCCGGATTTGAAAGCTAAACTCGACAAGGAGTTTTCTCTTTTCATCCGGCTTCGTGATTGTATGCCAAACGGGTATTTCAGATGTATTTCATGTGGGCAAATAAAGCCCTTCGAGCAAGCTGATTGTGGTCACTATTTCAGTCGAAAACATTTGTCAACACGGTTTGACGAAGACAATTGCCATGCAGAATGTAGATATTGTAACCGTTTTTTAGCAGACCATTTAGAATTTTATCGAGAAGGTCTGATAGAAAAAATCGGGCAACAGAAATTTGATTTGCTAAAAGTGAAGGCTGCCAGTACTTCTAAGATGTCTGATTTCGAGTATGAGCAGCTAATTAAGTACTATAAGATTTTGAACAAGAAGTTACGAAAGGAGAAGGGTTTATGAGTTATGTATTGCGAGATTACCAACAGAAGGCCTCTGATGCAGCCGTTTCCTTCTTCAACAATAAGGCGAAGAAAACAAATGCTATCATGGTTCTGCCTACGGGTAGCGGAAAGAGCCTTATCATAGCGGATATAGCTGCAAGACTTGACGGGCACACTTTGGTGTTTCAGCCCTCGAAGGAAATACTCGAACAGAATTTCAAGAAACTCTGTTCATACGGTATTCTTGATTGCAGTATCTATTCAGCATCCTTTAACTCAAAGGAGATAAGCCGGATAACATTTGCCACCATCGGCAGTGTGAAGAATCATCCCGAACTGTTTACCCACTTCAAGAACATCATTGTGGATGAATGTCATCTTGTAAACCCCAAAGAGGGAATGTACAAGGATTTTTTTGATGCAGTGAAGTGTAAGGTTCTTGGACTGACAGCAACGCCATACCGTTTAAGCTCCAGTCGTGATTTCGGTTCCATGCTGAAATTTATCACTCGGACAAAACCTCATGTCTTTTCAGAGGTCATTTATCATGTACAGGTATCAACCCTATTAGATATGGGCTACTTGGCGAAGTTGGATTACTATTCAATGAATCCTTCAGGGTGGAATGAACTTAACTTGAAAGTAAATACTACTGGTGCCGACTATACGGATAGGTCAGTTCAAAAAGAATATGAACGGATAGACTTCTACGGTTATCTCGTTCATATCGTCCAAAGGCTGATGAATCCCAAAGCCGGAGGAAAACGGAAGGGTATTTTGGTCTTTACCCGTTTTTTGAAAGAAGCGGAACGGTTAACGATGTCAATACCCGGTTGCGCTATCGTTTCAGGTGATACTCCTAAGAAAGAACGTGAACATATTCTTGAGGCGTTCAAAGCTGGTGAAATTCCGGTAGTAGCTAATGTGGGTGTACTTACGACTGGCTTTGACTATCCGGAACTTGATACGGTCGTTATGGCACGTCCTACAATGTCACTTGCCATGTGGTATCAGATAGTCGGTCGTGCCATCCGCCCGCATCCTTCTAAAGAATGTGGATGGATTGTGGATTTATGCGGTAACATCAAACGTTTCGGAGAGGTGTCGGATTTACGATTGTTTGATAGCGGTAATGGTAAGTGGGCTGTATTTTCTAACGGAAGGCAATTAACTAACGTGAGATTCTAAGACTATGGACGAAGGATTTTTGAGGCTAAGCCGCAGGTTTTTCTCGAATGAAATGTGGAATGAAGCCCGTACTTTTAGCAGTTGCGAAGCGTGGTTAGACTTAATTCAGTCTGCACGATTTGAGGCAACGCCCCGAAAGGAGAGTATCGGAGGTCGAGAAATCTCTTATTCAAGAGGTCAATATCCTGCATCCATAAGATTTCTGTCACAGCGTTGGAAATGGTCTGAAAAGAAGGTGCGTTCCTTTCTTGTGCATCTTAGAAAGAAAGGTATGATAACTGTTGAGTGCAATCAAGGAATGAACCTTATAACCTTATGTAAATATGAAGAATATAATCCAATGGGCACAACCAAGGGCACAAGTAAGGACACAGGTATTGAAAAGGAAATCAATGAATTAAGACACGAATGGGCACAACTAAGGGCACAACTTGGGGCACAGCCCATGAACAACAATCTACCGCAATCCGAACTTTTACAAAAATCAGGGCACACAGAGGGCACAAATACAAAGAAAGAAGAAAGAGAGTATATAGATATATCTCTACATCAAAAGAAAGAAAATACTCCTGACGGAGTATCAAAGAAAGCCAAGCTTTCTTCGCCCTCCCCCTCTGAAAAGATTGATTACAGCGGATTGATGGAATACTATAATACCACATTCAAAGACAGACTCCAGCAGATAAGATCAATGACTGATGTGAGAAAAAAGGCTGTAAAAGCCCGGATAGCCCAATATGGGAAAGAGTCAGTGAGGAGTGTTTTCAATCTCATTCTTCAATCCCCGTTCTTACTTGGAGCTAATGACCGCAATTGGAAATGCGACTTTGATTGGATTTTCAAACAAGCAAACTTTACTAAAATATTGGAAGGAAACTATAATGGGACAAGACTTAGTAAAAATCAACAGGATAGCGAGCAGCGAAAACGTGATTCAGTTCTTGCAGTCGCTACAACCGTTAGAGAAGCTGCCGCAAAAAAGAGAAAGGAACTTGAAGCAGAGGGCGTTATTGAATAAATATCCCGATCCTGCACAATTCATTCTTGATTACAACCCTGATTTGCAGTTCAAACTTGTCAGATGTAATGCAACCCATTCAGAACTGGCGTTGAATGACAGCATTCCGAGTTTAGGGCTATTGTCTTCTACTTATGGGGATGAAACACCGATAGAATGGCTAAAGATACAATTTGGCTCATTGAATGACTTTGTAGAAGTTTCAACCAAGATAGCGAAAGAGCAACTTTCTGAACTATCGGAGATATTCCTTTCGGAGTATTATTATATAAATGCCGCTGAAATCTGTTTTTTCATAGCACGGTTTAAGTCAGGGAAGTATGGGCGGTTCTACGGTTCAATAGATCCATTGAAAATAACAAGTGCGATGCTGGACTACGTTTCTGAACGTCGGAAAGATATTGAACGGAAAGAGCGTGAACGATACAGAAACCAACGTGAAAAAGAGATAGAGGAGCGTGGAGATAACAGAATCTCTTATGCTGAGTACATTGAAATCAAGCACCGTGCTGATGCAGGAGATGAGGAAGCTAGAAAAATGCTGATATCACCATGAGAATAACCGTTTACTGGGTAACAAGAAATCCGGATGTTATCGTAAGAATCCGGAAAAAGTTCAATATCCCAAGTTATACTTCCGTGAACTACGAAACAGAATGTGAAATCAAGAATGAAGACTTTCCACTGTTAGAAGAAACAGAACGAAGGGGATTCATTCGAATTAGAAATAAGAATACACGATTATGCAAGGAACAGACAAACTGAATACGATAACCAACATCGTATTTGTCCTCACGGACGTTTTAGAAACCAACCTTCTAGAAATGCAGCAGCAATACAAGAAGGAAGGCTTTGAATTGCGGCACGATTCAAAAAGAAACTTCAACACAGTCATAGCCGCGATAAAGAGATTGAAAAGTGATGTGAATCATTGCAGCGAATCCACTCAGGAAAACTTCGGCAATGATTCTGACATGGTGAACGCCATGTTGCTCACACTGATTGACAGATGCGGTGATGATGACAACCTCGCTTATAAGATGTACGAATACATTAAATCTTTCCCGTCCAAACTGAATCTGGACTTGGATTTGGATAATGCGTTCAGCCACCTGTTTAAAAAGGAGAAGTTATGAAATCGCAGAAAAATATCTTAAAATCCATTGAAGGTCTGTCCGATATAGAACTATTTGTTATTGATCTCTTTTGTGGCGCCGGTGGCTTATCCGAAGGTGTGGAAGAAGCACGATTGGATGGAAATAGATGTGGAAAGGTTGTTTGCTGTGTGAACCATGACAAGAATGCCATCCTTTCACATGATGCCAATATCCCTGATGCACTTCACTTTATTGAGGATATCCGTACACTGGAACTTTCCCCGATAAGCACTATTGTAGAACGTATCCGCCAGCTATACCCTGATGCCATGATAATGCTTCATGCCTCTTTGGAGTGTACTAACTTCTCGAAAGCCAAAGGCGGTCAGCCGAGAGATGCCGACAGCCGAACGTTGGCAGAACATCTCTTCCGTTATATTGATGTTATAGACCCTGACTACATTCAGATTGAAAATGTAGAAGAGTTTATGTCATGGGGAGATATGGATGAGAATGGGAAACCTATCAGCATGGACAAAGGCCGGCTTTATCAAAAGTGGGTGCGCAATGTCAAGAAGTACGGTTACAACTTTGAGCACCGCATCTTAAATGCTGCCGACTTCGGTGCCTACACCACAAGAAAACGCTTCTTCGGCATCTTTGCTAAAAAGAACTTGCCGATAGTATTCCCAGAACCGACCCACTGTAAAGGTGGTAGGCAAGATATGTTCTCGCGGCTGGAGAAGTGGAAGCCGGTAAAAGATGTGCTTGATTTCTCTGATGAAGGAACTACCATCTTCAGGGAAAAGCCTCTTGCAGAGAAAACGCTTGAACGTATCTATGCTGGACTTATCAAGTTTGTAGCCGGAGGAAAGGATGCTTTCCTTTCCCGTTACAATACGGTTCGCCCTCAAGACACATGCAAATCAGTTGATGAACCATGCGGAGTGTTGACTACTGAAAACCGCTTTGCAAAGGTACAGGTAAGTTTCCTCTCCAAACAGTTCAGCGGACATCCCGAAAGCAAGAATGTGTCTGTAGAAGAACCGGCAGGTGCAATCACCTGCAAAGACCACCATGTTTTTGTTTCTGCTTATTATGGAAATGGACATAATCATTCGGTAGACCTTCCAGCTCCAACGGTCACAACGAAGGACAGGATGGCTTTAATTGAAAGCCGATTTATGTGTTCTTATAACTTTAAGGATACAGGAAAGGATATTAATCAGCCTTGTCCTACACTTCTGACTAAAGACAGACTTTCCCTTGTATCTCCATTTTTTATGAATCAATATTCTGGAGGTGGTCAGGTGTCTGATATAAACTCGCCATGCCCCGCTGTTACCACAACACCGAAACAAAACTTGGTAACATGCCAGCCGTGGATAATGAATACTGCATTCTCAAATGTAGGTAGCAGTATAGAGGAACCCTCCCAGACCATTACCGCAAACAGGAAATGGCACTATCTGATGAATCCACAGTTCAACAGTGCTGGCGGCTCTGTTGATAGCCCCTGCTTCACATTAATAGCCCGCATGGATAAGATGCCGCCCTATCTGGTAGCAACAGAAAGCGGTCAGGTAGCGATTGAAATCTACGACAATGATAGTCCTATGACCGTGAAGATAAAGGAGTTCATGGCACTGTATGGCATAGTGGATATTAAAATGCGGATGCTTCGCATTCCGGAACTCAAAAAGATTATGGGATTCCCTGAAGATTATGTTTTAATAGGCACACAAGCTGACCAAAAGAAATTTATCGGGAATGCGGTGGAGGTTACACAAGCGAGAAAAAATACTGAAGCACTTTGTAAAGTATTGAAAAAGTTGAGATTGAAGAAATTAAAAGAAATAGCTTAATGGAAAATGGAAAACTTATATTAGATGCCTGCTGTGGCAGTAGAATGTTTTGGTTTAACAAACATAATCCTCTTGCCTTATTCGTTGATAAGAGATCAGAGATAGTAACAGCCAAGGATAGAGATAAGATCAGAACCATAGAGATAAAACCGGATATAATAGCAGATTTCACCCACTTGCCGTTTGAGGACAATTCTTTCTACATGGTGGTATTTGACCCACCTCATCTAAAAACACTTGGTGAAACCTCATGGATGGCTAAAAAGTACGGAAAACTGCCGAAAGACTGGCAGTCACTAATACACGATGGATTTACTGAGTGTATGCGCGTCTTGAAGCCTAACGGCACGCTTGTATTCAAATGGAACGAGAGTGAAATAAAAACAGTGGATGTATTGTCTGTTATCCCTTTTAAACCTCTATTTGGACATACCACTGGAAGGCAGAGCAAAACAATATGGATGTGCTTTATGAAACTGCCAATTAACGAATAACGATATAATTATGAAAACAATATTATTTACAATTATATGTGTTATTTCCCTATTATGGGTCGGAGATCTCACAATTACATTTAAGCCGTTTTCCATCTCGTTTCCCGGTTGGTATAAGCCTGTAGGTATCCTTCTATTTTTTCTGTCAATGGCGGTATATACCATCGGAGAATATGCTAAAGGCTATAAACAGGGTTTCGATTATGGGATAAAAAAATGTGTTGAAATACTTGAAAAGAAAAATCCATGAGCAAACTATATAAAGTAACTATTTTCGGGGAATCATTCCTAATCGGGTGGTTCCCTTTCTCTTCACGCTGGTATAACAAGCTAAAGATAATCAAATGATAGTACGTCATTTTATAAGAGTTCCGGTTGGAAGTACTGTCTATTGCGACAATCAGCCGGTTAAAATACTAGAGAAAGGATATGCCCTTGCTCTATGTGATGTCAATGGGAAACGGGTATATATCACCTGCTATGATTTGGAAAAGAAACCATTCGTCAGCACGAATGGGGAAAAATGAAAAAGAGCCAACCCACGCACGACCATGAATCAGCTCTTCCTTACACGATTATGATGCAAATATACTATTTACTTTTAAAATAATCGTGTTATGGAACTGGATTTTAACAAAATAATTCGCCTTAAAAAGATTAGAATTGAGAAATCAGAACTTTCAGAAGAAGAAAACGCCTTGACCACCCCAATTTTGAAAGACAAAAGCCTTATCCATGAAATCTACAAAATATTCGTTGAGTTGCTGAATGAGAGAGGATGTCCACCGAATATTGACAGTGTTACCCAGCGGAAGAAGTTCATCTTCATTATCCTGTACCTGTTTTCTCCAAGTTCGCTTGCCGGTGGGAAAATGACAGCTGGGTTACGCGAAGAGATGTCAAGGGTACTTGGGGTTCAGTCCAAGAGTACAATTTCCGACAACTGCGCTGATGTCGTGTTTCTCTATCAGAACTATGGGGATTTCAGCGGGGATATAGAGTATCTTTATACCGAAATCGTAAATCGGTTAAGAATCAAAGGGCTAATCAATTAATGAGCCGGGGCTTAGTGCTCCGGCTTTTGTTATGTGTACACGGTGTTAAAAGTAACAAATATGTTATTCCTTTCTTCATCTTTGCTTGTTTTATTGTAACAAATATGTTACTTTTGTAGTGTCAATTAAAAATGTTCTTTGATTTTATGAAGTATTCAGAGTTTTACAAATTGATTGAATCAGCTGGCTGGACAATCAAAAAGGGAAAGAAACATTATAAATATGTTCATCCCGACTTTGACTACTTTATTCCTGTTGGCAGACATCAGTCTCAAGAGATACCCAATGGTACTCTTGACAGTATGTTGAAAAAGGCAGGGTTAAAGAAGTGAAAGGACTGCACCCACTTCGGTGGGTGCTTTAATTGACGAATTTAAAATACACGATTATGAAGAAGATTAAGGCAATTATTGAAAAGGCGAATGATGGGGGTATTTCCGTATATTCGGAGGATGTGAACGGAGCGTACGGTTTTGGGCTTACAGAGCAGGAAGCGAAAGATGATTTTATGTCCGTACTTGAAGAGCAGGCTGAATATTATAAAGAAAAACATGGAGACTTTCCTGTGTGGTATAAGTCTGGGTATTCTGTTGATTACGTATATGATTTAAGCGGATTCTTCGAGGCATTTCCTTTCATAAATGCCAGTAAGTTTGCAAAGGAAATTGGCATGAATGAATCTGTCATGCGGAAATATAAGGGAAAGATTGTAACTGCTTCCGATAAACAAAGAGCTCTTATACAAGAGAGATATAATAATCTTCTCAGAAGAATGGAAGCTGTCAGATTCTGATATTCTAGCCGTGAGGCTCTGATATAAAATCAAGAACTAATTGACAACAGAAGGCGCATCATTTTGGTGCGCTTTTATTGCTTTTAATGAGGTTATCAATGAGTAAGCCGGAGTTTAATGCTCTGGCTTTACTTTTAATCTTTCACATATTTTTGGTAATACTCTCTTGTATTACTTGTTGGTAAAACAAGTGGAATGGAAAACTTTATTTTACTAACACTTTCATTTTGTATTGCATTTTCTGACGAAGTACCAACATTTATAATTTTGGCGATTCCTATTCCTGATTTATTACCTTCTTTTTCGGTAACGGAAATAGCTATGTCCATCTCTATATTTTGTACTTTGGTCTTTCGGTTATAATATTCATAATGAGATTCATTGTCAATATAATATTCTCCTTTTTCAGATTGAATATCATCGGGACAAATTAGGACATGTTTATCTTTGTATTTTTCTTGTGTTTCTGAAACAGCATCTATTATTTGACTAAGTGTTTCTTTTATAAAGTCTTTTAGTTCCATATTTTTTTATTTATAGTATTCTTTCCCTCGTATATTCTTGTGTTCCGGCATATGTGGTTCTCCGTCAAAATGTATTTTACCTCCACAGTGGGGGCAGGTGATGGTGTTGGCATCATCTTTTATATCCATATCATCAACAAAGAAGTCACCAACCTTGCATCCAATAACATCTGCTATCTTCTGTAATGTTCCTACTGTTGGATTTCTACTAAGGTTTTGGGCAAGTGTAACCCTTGTTATACCCATTTTTTTTGCAACGGATTCCATTGTGAAGCCTTTCTGCTTGATTATTGTCTTTACTTCCATGTGTGTATGATTTTAATCAGATGCAAATATAGGGGTAAAAATCGAATAAACAAATTAAATCAGCTTGTTTTGATTGAATATAGTCATTTGTATTAAAATATATTTAGATTATAATCATACTTATGCTGTTTTGTTAATATATGATAATAATCATACAAATAGTATATTTATTTATTGTATGTATGATTTTAATCATTACATTTGCATCATCAGAAACGAAGTAATAACAATTAAAAGATATACGATCATGGCAACAAAGAAGATTGATGAAAAGAAAACATTGAAGTATGCAGTAGCATTCTACTTCTGTACATCAGGTAAGATAAACTTCATGTTAGGCAATAAAATGTATCAGCATATAAATACTGTTTATGACCAAAGAGAAGATGGTAGAGGTTTCAATACCTGTGAAGTCGTTTATAATTACAAGGTTCAAAAGTACGAGGTTCTGAATGTAGATACAGAGATAGGTAACAAAGAGATTCAAATATTATAAGTTTAACCAGCAGGGCGTAAGCCCTGCGCAATATAGAAGAATATGAAAGAAAATATATTTTTAAAAGCAGTTATAGAAAAACCGTTATTGAATAATGAACCAGAAGTTTTACACCTTTTCGTTCAAATTATCAATGAAATAACTTCTTGTATGTCAGAAGACGAGTTAAGAGGCTGTATGAACTCTTTAATAGTAAGATACCCTTATTTTAAACTGTTTTTCGATTATGGTTTCGGACATAATCATATGTGGGTGAAAGCATCAGGTTCTTTAGAAAGATTGATATTGGTTGAGTTCTAATCCGGTAGCCTTATGGCTACCACAATACACACGATTATGAAAGCGGATTTAGTTTTAGTTATCAGCCCTGAAGCCCCACTGATGAAGCAACTGGGCAAGGTATTGGGTAAGATGGTAACCCCTTATGACTTCTCTACTATAGAGAGGGGTGAAAAGTACATCACCATACAGCATGATGAAACTGGGCTTGTAGTGGCTTATACGAGTGAAGAAAGATTGAATGTGAAAATGAATTAAGAATGAAGAATGTATTAGAATCTTTGAAAGAAAGTGTCAAGAGTGGTAAAATCACAATCAGAGAGGCAGCTATAAAACTGCATAAAGCAGGGTGGACGAGTTTTGTAGACGTGGATAAAACGAAACAATTACTTGAATTATGAACTCAATAAATGTAAACGGTTGCAGCGTATGTCAACCCGGTAAAGAAAATTACACCACCTACAACACCAGGTTGAGAGGTAAAAGAGTGAGAATGTACCAGTACGATTACCGTACTGAAAGTGGTGAACTCTTTGCTTGTTGTGCGCCTACCTTAGAGGCGTGTAGAGAAAGACGGGATAAATGGCTTAGTTCACGACAATAAGCCGATTGTCGTGTATAACGATTGAAGATATTTCGTTATCTTTGGTTGTGGTAGTACCTTTGGGGTACTATCGCGGGGTGTAGCAGTGGTAGCTTTTCACTTTGACTTGGTGAAGGTCGGTTGTTCGATTCAGCCCCCCGCAACTATTGAGTATTAATTAAAAAAATGACACGATTATGAATGTATTAACATTACAGATTAAAAAAGATAGTTTTCAATCTATCTTAAAAGGTGAACAAGACATAGAACATAGATATGTTTACCCCTCAAATGTTACAAGATATGTATATTTTGAACACGATGGCAAAAGATACAAACGGCAAGAAGATATACCAAATGATGATAAGGATGTGGATGTAGTACCAATAAAGTATGACGCTTTGGTTCTTATAAATGGCAGACGAAAAGATGCGCCACGTCTTACGGTGGAGGTTAAGAGTGCTGAATTTATCATTTTTACAGATGAAGATGGTAACGACCAAGTATTTGAAGAAAACGGCAAAGAATATCTTGTTTGCCAAGTATGGTATCATTTGGGTAAGATACTTAGTACAGATAATGTTTGATTGTTTAATTTTAAAATTTATTAGCTGAGTCGGTAGTACAAGGAGAAGAATTAACAGAACAATGGGACCGCGCCGTAATATGAACGGTGCAGGGGCTGGTGGTAGATTGGTTGCCAGACGTGGCGGTGAAGCTGGTACAACGCAGTTAGGAAATAGAGACCAAAGACGGTATGACTTACGTGTTGCCTTTGGGGTTCGTGGAGCAAATGGTTCAAATGGTTAGCCTATGAACAAGTATGCCCTTACAATGCAGATAATACGCAGTGTTCGTGATAAAACGGACACTGCTGTGTTGTTTTATTCAGCCGGTGGTAAAGACGGTATAGCTTTATTGGATATGCTTGCAGGTGTATTTGATAAGGTTATATGCTATTATATGTACCTCATACCAAATTTAGACCATGTGCAGCCTTATATCAAATGGGCAGAAAATCATTACAAAAATGTAGAAGTACGCAAAATTAGACATTTTCAGCGTGACTATTACGATTTCTGGGGCTTTTTTCGTGAACCAGATAGTTCTATAAAGCCGAGAAAGATTGGTGAAATAGAACAATTTGTAAGAGAAGAGACAGGCGTCATGTACGGATTCAGCGGAATGAAAGGCGTAGATGGCTATATGAAACGGATGCGCTTAAAGAAGTTTGCTAAAACCGGCTATGTAACAGATAAAGGCATGGTTTATCCTCTTGCATTGTGGACAAACAAAGAAGTGCTTCAATATATTAGGCAAAGTGGATTGATACAACCTTTTATCTATGATGCAAACGCTATAAGTCAAGGATTTACTATTGATTTAAATACGATGCTATTAATGCGTAGTAAATATCCCAATGATTATAAACGCATTTTGAAAGAGTTCCCATATTCCGAAAAATTAATATTCGATTATGAAAGAGAACAAAATAACTCAACCGGAAAGTAGAGAAATACAGCGGAGTGATATAAACTTCGCTAACTACAATCCTCGCAAAATAACACAAGAAGCAAGAAAGAACCTGAAAGCAAACCTAAAGCGTGTAGGGTTGCTTGGTGGTATCGTATGGAATGAGGTTACTGGCAACCTTGTTTCTGGTCATCAACGTATTTCAGTGATAGATGAAGTAAATAAATACAATCCTGGCACGAGAACTAATGATTATTTGATTCGTGTTGAAGTAGTTCACATGGACGAAAAAACTGAAAAAGAGCAGAATATCTTTATGAATAACAGAAGCGTACAAGGCGATTTTGATTCAGATATGTTAAAAGATATGCTTGATGGAATTGATTATAGCCTTGCCGGACTGAATGACTTCGATTTGAATATGCTTGGAATTGGTGATTTGGACTTTTCTATTAACGATGATATTTGGAGAAAGGAAGATATATTGGACGATTCATTATCAGCCATAGATGAAGCTACTAAAGAAGGTAAAGAGAATAAAGACATTAACCGTTCCAATAATTTTTATGAGGATTCAAAAGAAAATCAAATTGTACGTCACAATGAAGTGCAAAAGATAAAAGACAGAATTAGCAACCAAAATAGCTTTGAAAAGGATAACGGAATGTTAAGCTATGTCGTGCTGTCTTTTAATAGCCCAACAGAAAGGGCTAATTTCATGAAGATGTTCGGTTATGGATTTGAAGAACGATACATTGATGGAAAAGAATTTATGGATAGAATAGAATTTGGGGTAGAATAATGGCGAACGAACAGAATTTAACGCAGAAAGGCAAACGCATTAGCACAGAGAGAGCGCAGGAACTCGCAAGACTTTCGGCTGAATCGAGAAGACAGAAAAAGGAACTTGTGAAAACCGCAAGAGAGTTTGCCATTGCTGCGTTGAATGCTGAAACTACAGATGATAAAGGTCGGAAATACATTGTAAAGGATGCCATGATAAAAAAACTCATAGCGAAAGCTGTGGGTGATGCGGATTTGAACGCTATAAGGTATTTATTAGAACTTATCGGTGAATCTCCTGCTGATGAAAACCAAAAGATTGCAAATGCTGATATTCCAACAGACATAGAGCATGGCATCAACATTGATTCCTGGATTAAAGACAAGCTAAAATGATAGTACCCCAAGAAATTTACCATCCATTATATGAGGATAAGGAAAAATTTATAATTCTTATCACCGGTGGGCGTGGTAGCGGAAAGTCTTTCAATGCTTCTACTTTTATTGAGCGGTTGACTTTTGAAATGACTCCTGTAGAGAAAATAGTTCATCAGATTCTTTACACCCGTTACACGATGGTTTCTGCCGGTATGTCTATCATCCCCGAAATGATGGAGAAGATAGATTTGGACGGTACCACGAAATATTTCAAGACCACAAAGACGGACATAGTCAATAAGATGACTAAGAGCCGTATCATGTTCCGGGGTATCAAGACTTCTTCCGGGAACCAGACAGCAAAACTGAAATCCATTCAAGGCATTACGACTTTCGTCTGCGATGAAGCGGAAGAGTGGACAAGCGAAGATGAGTTCGACAAGATAATGCTCTCCATTCGCAAGAAGGGTATTCAGAACCGGATTATCATTATAATGAACCCATGCGATTCCAATCACTTCATCTACAAGAAATACATTGAGAAAACTCACAAGCTGGTAGAGATTGACGGTGTGCAGGTTCAGATTTCCACTCATCCGAATGTGCTCCATATCCATACTACGTATTTTGATAACTTGGATAACCTTTCTCCTGAGTTCCTGAAAGAGGTGGAAGATATGAAGGTGAGTAATCCTGAAAAGTATGCTCATGTGGTTATCGGCCGGTGGGCTGACGTTGCAGAAGGTGCTGTGTTCAAGAAGTGGGGAATTGTTGACGAGTTCCCGGCTTGGGCAAAGAAAATTGCTTTCGGGCAAGACTTCGGTTATACGCATGACCCGTCTGCTTCCATTCGTTGTGGTATCGTTGATAACGCCCTTTACTTGGATGAAGTGGATTACCGTACTGGATTGCTTTCTTCTGACATCATCAAGACTCTTCGCCCGTGGGGATTGAAAGTCATTGCTGACAGCGCAGACCCACGTTTGATTCAAGAGATACACAACGGAGGAATCAAGATATATGCCGTAGAGAAAGGTGCAGGCTCTATCAATGCCGGAATTGACAAAATGAAAGATATGGAGATTTATATAACCAAACGCTCGTACAACTTGCAAAGCGAGTTCAGAAAGTATGTTTGGGCAAAGGATAAGGACGGGAACTATATCAACGAACCGGAAGACCATGACAATCACTGTTTCGTAGGAGAGACTCTTGTAATGACAAGCGTAGGGAATAAGCGAATTGATAAGATTAGAAAGGGTGATTATGTACTCACATCAAACGGTTTTAGAAAGGTTAACAAATTCTTTGATAATGGATGTAGAAAGATATTGCATACTCGGTTGGTTTTTAGTAACTTTATAGTTGAAATAAAGGCAACGCCTGAACATAAATTTAAAACTATAAATGGATGGAAGCAATTACAAGAACTGACGAAAGGGGACGTACTCTATACGTGCAAGTCTTTAATGGCAAAGAATACAAATTATATGCCGGAGAACGTTATTTCTCCCGTGGAACTAAACGACTACATCGTGAAGTGTGGAAATTCTATAATGGGCAAATACCTAAAGGGTATCATGTTCACCATAAAGATGAAAACACTTGGAATAATGATATATCCAATCTTGAACTTGTTGAGATGCACGCACATTTACGGCATCACGCAGAAGAGCAAAGTAGAGATAATGAACTGCTTGCATGGAGAAGAGAGAATATTGCCAAAGCAAGCCAACTTGCCGTTGAATGGCACAAATCAGAGGAGGGAAGGAAATGGCATAGCAAAAAAGCAAAAGAGCAATTTGCAAATGCAAAGCCGGAAACCTTCATTTGTGAATGGTGTGGAAAAGAGTTCTCTGCCATTTCAAACGGAAATAATAAGTTTTGCTCAAACAAATGCAAAACAGCCTATCGGTATCATTCAGGGACTGATAACGAAAAGAGGAAATGCAAATGGTGCGGCAATGAATTTGTTGCAAACAAATACAGCAAGACCGAATTTTGTTGTAGGAGATGTAGCGGACAATATTCTGCAAGCGTCAGAGCTGAAAGAGATAGAGATAGTAAAGGAAGATATATGTAACGTTTATGATATAGAAGTTGAAGATATGCACGAGTTCTTCGCTAATGGGGTTCTCGTGCATAATTGTATAGATGCTGTACGTTACTATGTATTGGGTGAGCTTCTTGGTAAGATTCAGAAGCCGAAAGATTTAACAGGAATATTCACACATTAAAAATATAAACTATGCCATTGAATTTAGAAGAAATATTAGCATTGCCTGACATCGGGCAGAAGATAAACTACCTGAAGAAAGGTAGGAAGACTGAACTTCCCGACCGTTGCAAACTTTGGGATGATTGGAATCCGGAACGCCACGAAATCATTGTGGATAAAGAAAAGTATCCGGACAGAAAAGTACTTGATAAGGAATCCGAAAAAGTTTTCGATGAAAAAACGGGTAAGACTTATGAAATCGAAGCAAAGTATAAGACTGAACCGGTGAACCGTATCTCCATTCCATTGGAACAGGATATCGTGAACATCCAAACTGCTTTTACAGTCGGCACAGAACCGTCTATGGATTGCACTCCAACTGATGATGATGAAAAGAAGCTGCTGGATGCGGTAAAGGCTGTATTTAAATCCAACAAAATCAAATACCAAAACAAGAAGATTGTCCGTGCCTGGCTCTCCGAACAAGAAGCGGCAGAATATTGGTATGTTACCGATGATGATTCGTTTTGGGCAAAGTTTTGGAAGAAAGTTAAGACTACGTTCGGTGGCAAGGTCAAGCCCACCAAGAAACTGAAAAGCGTGTTATGGTCTCCATTCAGAGGTGATAAGCTATACCCGTTCTTTAACGACGAAGGTAAAATGATTGCTTTCTCACGTGAGTACAAGAAGAAGCTCATGGATGATTCGGAGGTCATCTGCTTTATGACTATCACGGACAAAATGGTTTATCAATGGGATTTGTCTAAAGGGTATGAAGAAAGAACGCCTTTTGCTCATGGATTCCCAAAACTACCGGTTCTCTATGCTTATCGTCCTGAACCTTACTGCAAGAAGATAAAGACTTTTCGGGTCCGATTAGAGAAATTGCTATCTAATTATGCTGATTGTATAGACTATCATTTCTTCCCACTGCTGAAGCTAATTGGAGATGTAGAGGGTTTCATGGGTAAGGTTAAGGACAGAATGGTCAAACTTACGGGTGAAGGTGCGGATGCTCAATATCTGACGTGGAATCAGGTGCCAGATACCGTAAAATTTGAAGCAGAAACACTCACTAATATGGCTTATGATATGTCAAACACTCCAAGAATATCCTTTGAGACGTTGAAGGGGGTAGGCAAAGCATCAGGAACCGCTTTCCGTTTTATGTTCATGGGTGCACATATGGCGGTAGAAAATCACGGTGAGGTTATCGGTGAGTTCTTACAGCGGAGAGTGAATTTCATTGTTTCCGCTTTAGGCTCTATCAATCCAACCGAGTTTAGCAAGGCATCGCAGACCATTGACATAGAAACAGAACTGGTTCCATATATGATTGATAATTTGAATGATAAGGTGACTACTGCCGTTTCCGCTGTCAGTGGTGGCATCTGGTCAACGCGTGAGGGAATCATGTTTGCTGGAAATGCGGATCGCATCGAAAGCGAATTGAAAGAAATTGAAGAGGAGAGAAAAATGAAAGAATCTGAAAAGACAAAGGGGGCTGATTAGTCCCCTTCTTTAAACTTCCAGATATATCCGTAGGCTTGGTGGTAAATACCTCTACAACATTTAAGGATAAAGCTATTACACCCATTAAAAGCTCTTGCAATTTCTTTTGAACCATGCCATTCTTTAATAAATTTGCCATCAAGGGTATATTGTAATATTGTTCTTGACCGTTTATTATCTATACCTTTGGGCTGTGGCGTACCTTTTTTACTTTCACTAATTTTCTTTCGTGTTAAAGGATTATTCATATTGCCTGTTTTGGTAACCCAATGCAAATTTACAGCTCTATTATCGTCTTTAATAGCGTTTATGTGGTCAATGTCCGGCTTATTACTTGGGTTGGGAATAAAAGCTAATGCTACTAATCGATGAATGGCTTTTCGCTTATATTTTTTGTTCTTGTATAAACAAACGTATGTATAACTATGTATTTTTAACGGTTTTAAGATATGTTCTTTCATCAACCAATCTACTGAACCGTTAAAGCAATATTTAGGTAATGCCTTTACTCTACCTAAATTTGATACTTGGTATAATCCTTCGTACCCTTCAATGTCTTTCCAAATTTCGTCCATATTCTTTTTTGCTTTAAAGTTAATAAATAAAAGGCAGCCTTTAAAGTCGTGCAAAGACTGCCTTTGGATAATCGTGTTAAGAACTACACTGCAAGCATATCAATACACGCAGCATGGTGATTCACGCCCCTATAATGCTGAGAAAACTCTCTAAATTGGTCTAACAACCCCATCTGTATGATAAAAGAATATAATTCATTCTTAGCTTCTTTCTCAATATCAAACCGCTTTTGTACTTCACTTAAAAAGTCGCTGAATACTGGCATTGAATGTGTATTTGAGCATTCAATCTCAACTGTTGCCATACTTTTCTTTTTCATTGTCATGCGATTTTAATAAGGTTACACTTCTTGAAACATCTGTATTCTTCTTTCTCTGTGTCCCAATACACTTGCAGATTATCATTCGGCTTTCTGCCAGTACCTTTCGTTTCACCGATAAGATTCTCTTTGAGAGTACCAAAGGCTTGACGTAACGTGCCGTCTGTCTTTTTGAAGTAGAACTCTACTATCTTTACTTTCAAAGCCGCTTTCAGCTTCAAATTAGCCCATGCGCATTTTAACGCTTCACTCATTGAATAACCGTTCTTGCGAACAAACTGCCATGCTAAACTCATTACCTCTTTCATCTGACTTTTAAATTTTGTGCTCATACTCTTATATGTTTTAAATTATACTTTTAGTTATCATTTTGATATTGCAAAGCAAACTATGAGTATTCAATTGGCAAAATATAGATAGTTAATAAACTATAAAAAGAATACTTTTAGTTGTCTTATTTAGCTAATATGAAAACTTTGAGTAACTTTGCCATAAATAATGGGAGTAAACTAAATATATACATATATGAGATTTAGAATTTTAGAACTATGTAAAGAGGCAGGAATCAATCAAACTGAACTCGCTGAAAAAATAGGCTTGTCACGAGTTGGGCTATCAAAAGCAATTAATGGCAACCCCACTATTGGTACATTGGAAAAAATCGCCGATGCTTTGGGTGTCCCAGTAACTGAACTATTTGAAAAGTCAAACACCGGAGATATAGTAGGCTTCGTGAAGATAGGAGATACCGTGCATGAGGTAAAGTCTGCGGAAGATGTTAAGGATTTAGCTGAAAGGTTATGATTATGGAGACAACTACAAAATACGACACTATTATCAATTTCTTTTTAGATAATTGGATTATAGCTACCATTGTTGTAGCAGCTATAATAATAGGGTTTATTCCTTCATTAAGAGATGGAATAAAACAGATTTATGACTTAATAAAGGAAGCCTTCAAAAAAGAAGAATTTGTAATTAAATATAAAGATGAGACAATAACTTTTGAAATAATGCTTCGAAGCCAACATTTTGATATTGTTAAAATCCATGCAATAACACATGTTTTGGGAGTACATTCTGAAAGAGAATGGATAAATAAATACTATCCTGATTATAGTTGGGGCATGCAAAAGCTGAGAAATATAACATTGGACGGGAATAAATCAATACCTTTTGATATAATATGTATATCGAAAGGGAATAACCATAAGGAGATTTATTTTGACCTAAGTGATTTTTTTAACGAATCAGGATGTACTTCTTCTGATATAAATAAGTTTGCAGAGGGGAAAATTAAAGAGATATATAATAGGAAAAATTAATACATGTAGAAGAGGAACTTGCAGAAATCAAAGAGGAACAAGCAGCAAAGAATGAGCAAATCGGAGATAAGGGAAAGAAAAACGCCTCTTAGTTAGAAAAATTACGGGACTTATAGTTTTAGTATAAGAAAAATAGTTAGCGGTGGCTTCAAAGAGTTGCCGCTATTTTTTTTGCTCTTTTAAATTATAAATATTAGAATATAATTTTGAATTATAGAATTATATATGTATTTTTGTCACACGATAATTGAGTAACCAATGAGAATATTTACCGAACAAGCATTAAAAGAATATGCAGAGAACCATCCCGATTCAAAGGTCGCTTTGCAAGAATGGACTACCATTGTGAAAAGAAGCAAGTGGACCTGTTTTGCCGATATTAAGAAAACGTTTAATAGCGTTGATAGTGTAGGTAATCAACACTATGTTTTCAATATCAAAGGCAATAACTATCGTTTGGTAGTAGTGATTAAATTCACTATTCAGTTTGTGTATATTCGCTTTATTGGTACTCATAAAGAATATGATAAAATAGATTGCGCTAATATTTAGGATTATGACAAAGATAGAAAATCAAGCCCAATATGAATGGGCGGTGAAAAGAGTAGAGGAACTTCTTCCATTAGTGAAAGATGATACTCCTTTGAATGACCCAAATAGCATAGAATTGGAGCTTCTTTCTAATTTGGTTGCTGATTATTCCGAAGAACATTTTGCATTGGGAGAACCAACACTTGTGGATGTTCTTAAACTTCGTATGTACGAAATGGGGCTTAATCAAAAATCACTTGCAAAGTTGGTTGGTGTCAGCCCATCACGATTAAGTGATTATATATCTGGTAAATGTGAACCAACCTTGAAAGTTGCTCGTGAGATAAGCCGGAAGCTAAATATTGATGCAAATATAGTGTTGGGAGTATAAGTATAAGTTTTTGTCGTGATATATTTTAGGCGTGATTCATTCGGTTTCACGCCTTTTTTTATACCATTTTACGACAATCGTTTTATTGTCGTGTATCACCTATCTGATTATTTCTCACCCTCTTTATAAATAGCGAAATTTACCGTAGAAATTTATAAATCAAATTCATACGGTATGACAATCTTAGAACAAATCTTAGCAGGGCTACAACAGAAATTCGCTGGGGTGGACACTGCTATCTTAACCCGAATCGCTACTAAAAAGGCAGAGGGTGTAACGGACGAGACAAAGGTAAACTCTATTATTGAGGGTATCAGCTTTTCGGACGTGCTTAATTCCTATGGTGATTTCCGTGCCGGGGATGCTTCAAAAACGGCAGTGACTAACTACGAGAAGAGGCATAACCTTAAAGACGGTAAGCCAATCGAGACTACCACAACCACCAAAACGGAAGAGAATAAAGACGATGTGCCTGCATGGGCGCAAGCTTTAATTGACTCCAACAAGAACCTTTCTGATAAGCTAACGCAGTTTGAAGCAGAAAAGGCTCAAGCAACACGTAGCCAGCAGATTTTGGCAAAGGCAAAGGAGTATGGTATTCCCGAAAACTACGCCAAACGATGCGCCATTAAGGACGATGAGGACTTGGACGCATACTTCAAGGACTTGAAGCAGGAGTTTGCGAATGACGGCTTTAAGGGTGTAGTTCCTCCAGATACAGCAAAAAAAGAACTGGAGAATGAGACTCAGGCGTTTGCGAAAATGATTGCAGACGACACTAAAGAAATTGTAGAACAACAAAAACAGTGATTTTATGGCAGCAGGATTTAAGTATAATCTTGAACCGGAAGTTGAGCAGGAAGAACGCTACGACGTAGAAACCGGACGCAGACGCAGAGGTCCGTATAAGTTGGACACAACCAACCTCGTTGTCGGCTCGTACTTGCCCTCATTCACACCGATTGCAGCTGACTTGGTGAAGAAAACATCCCAAGTGGCTATCCGTGTGGAAGTATATGAGAAGTTTACGACAGGCTCCAATACCACATTGAAAATCAAGAAACGTTCTTTGGCTTACAAAGGTATGCACTTGGGTAACGGTGCGCATGGAGCGACAATCAACGCTATTGACAAGGCTGACAAAGCTTTTGATAAGCTGACGTTAGCGGCAGACTTTGGAGAAAATCTAGAAGCTGGAACAGTTCTTTACGAAGCGACAGCCGCAGATGGTACAACGCCCAAAGTTATCGCAAATTCAGCTCTGTATGAAAGGAAGCAGGTAGAGGATGGCATAGTATTGGTTTCCCTTTTGATGCGTGCGTTTGAAATCGAACCGACCAAGCTGGTAATGCCTTTCGCAGATATTGACAAGGCGAATATGCCGCACTTCCAGTTTAATGCTCAGGATGTCAAACAAGAAAAAGACACTGTATCAATTCCTAAGGCTTCTTCCAGTCGGGACGGATTGATGAGCAAGGAAGATAAAGCCAAATTGGATGGGGTTGCAGCACAAGTTAACAAGTATACTTTAACAGCAGCTACGACTTCTGCTCTTGGAGGTGTAAAGCAGGCAGCCAAAGTGAATGATGCATCTGGTACGGTGTCGGTAGAAAACTTTAACGGATTATTGACAGCGTTGAAAAACGCAGGTATAATGGCAAAATAAAGAAAGGAGGACTAATATATGATGCTAACTATTCATACATTGTTTAATGACCCGAACATTGTAAATGCAGTGATTCAGCGTGTCCTCAAGACAAGAAAGGACACAATTTATTGGCAGCAGTATTTGGGCTTCCGTAGGACTACTACTCGTGTATTTAAAGACTACATCGGTCAGGTTACTGGCGTGATGGCTGGTTCCATCAACTCCCGTTATGGCGAAAAGCCTATCCGTGAACGCAGGAATATCGGTTCCGGATATGGTGAGATTGCCTATTTGGGTGACCGCTATCAAATCTCAATCGACCGTTTGTCTGACTTGCAGGACTTGATAGATAAGTATAATGCCGCCAAACCGGAAGACCAGAAAGCAGCCATGCGTGACATCGTGGACTTCATCTATGACGATTACCGTCAGGTATTGCTGGCACCGCACAAGCGTATGGACATTATCGTAGGCTCTCTGTTGATGACTGGAGCAGCAAGCGTGAAGAACAAGGACGACAATGCCGGAGGAATTGACTTATTGAACATCGACTTGCCGTTCAAGTTTATCAAGCCGGACACAGAGGATAAAGACTATTTCGTCACTTACTTGCAGCAGAAACTGAATGAGCTGAAATCTATTTACGGCACATTCCCCAAGATGATTATGAGCCGTGGCACATTCGTCAAGAACATCATCGGGTCAAGCGAGTTCGGTGATAAGTTCAAGATGCAGCTTACAGGTAATGAAATGTATATGTCTACCGGGATTATCACCTCGCAACTGGCTTCTACCATTTTTACAGGTATCGGACTTCCGGCTATTGAAATCAAGGAAGATTATGTGGTAGACCAAACAGGTAAGAATATCCCCATTTATGCAGATGGTCGTATTTCCCTGCTTCCGCAGGATAAAATCGGTTATATGCGCTTCCACACTCCTTATGAAGCTGTGGATGGTGTACCGGGACGTAATTACACTCAGGCAGATGGCGATATGCTGATTTCAGGTTACAAGGACGGCAATGGTCGCTATCTGGAATACACAGCCGAATGGATTCCGCAGATTGCGAACCCGAACCTGATTGTGAACTTCGATTTGAGTGAGATGAACGCATGACAGTAAACGATTATATATTACAGAAGTTTCAGACCTTCGGCGTTAACTTGTCGGAGGCTGACCTTTTCGATATATGTCTGAACGCAAAGATAAGCGGAGGGGGGGAGATGAACGAGGATTGCCAAACACGGGTGTCGGTGGCAATTGCGAAGTTCATCCCCTCTCTATTGCTTCGTGCCACTTCCATCAGCGAAAGCGGTTTTTCTATGTCTTGGAACATTCAAGGCATTAAGGATTACTATTCATTTCTGTGCAAGCGGTACGGTTTGAAAGACGAACTGGGTAACAAACCTAAAGTGACTTTCTTATGATAT